TTCCTGCATCGCTGGAGCGATAACACTTGAAGCAGTAGACGGCATTGGTGGTGATACTGCCGCACTGGATGCAGCGGCGGCTGTTGATTGGAACTTGCATCAGAAAAAACGAAAACGTAAAAATCCCGGCAGGCGTTTCATCTTGCCGATTCGAGTGTGCTGAACCGCCCCATCAGGCAACTCAACTTCAACCGTAAATACCTTGTGCCCACATTCCGGGCATTTCCGCTGGCGCAAAACCGACTCCGCCGTATCCCGGCAAGTCCGCTCCACATCCATCCGCTCGTAATCACACTTGGCGCAACGCATTTTTCCACTTTTTGTTTTTAACAATGTCCCAAGCGTGCTGGTACGAAATCCCGTACACCTTGGCCAACTCCGCAATCGAAGTGCCCGAGGCATAAAGATGCCTCAAATCCAGTGCGTTCTGCGGCGTCAACACCGCCGTCCCCGGAATCGACCCCTCCCGAAACGACGTCCTGGTCGGTGGTCTTTTTGCCTCAGTCATTTTTCAAGTTTTTCCAGTCGATCAATAATCGCGTTAATACAAAAATTCGTACTCTCAAAAAACGACTCGAAGTTTTCTTCAAGGGCTTCAACCCTGGAACGCAATTCCAGCACGCACTTCTGAAACGTTGCATTAAATACCTGACTATTTTCAATCTTCCGCCACTCTTCAGGCGTTGCTTTGTAGTCAGTCATTGCGGTAAGCCTCGGTTGCAAGGGTGTTAATGAGCCGGTTCAAGTACCACCGGCACTTTTCCGCATCCTCCAGCGGATCTTTTTTCAGCCACATCCGGCTGAGGTATTTCAGACATTGCCACTGGAGCGAGCCAACCACAGCGTCGGGCGCGTGCTGGACCCAATCCTCCAAGATGTCAATGACTTCTATCTTGCCGGCGGTGTAGTGACTGGGGTGATGGACAGATTCGTGTACATCCAGTTGAAACTCGTTCATCCTTTAGATGCCTGTACTTGGGTGTCGCCGTGATAACGGCCAGTCATTGAATAGTCTTTACCCGGAAGCATCGACATGCGGTGGAACACAATCTGTGCAATCCGCATCCCAGGCCACAGCGCAACTGGGTGCATAGCGCGTGCATTTTGCAGCTCCAACGTCAACCTGCCTCGGTAACCGGGGTCGATGTACCCAGCAAGCAAATGTTCGATGCCTTCCCTGGCTCGGCTGGATTTGAGCGCCAGCTGCCCGGCAATACAGTCAGGCAGCTGGAACTCCTCCAACGTCTCCGCAAGTATGAACTCATGCGGCTGGAGCAAGAAAGGTTCCTCCTGCGTGTGCCCCACAATCGAGCAGTGGACTAAGTGGTTAGTCAACGGCGACTCCACCATGATGTTCTCGCCGAGTCTCACATCGAGACTCGCGGGATTCACCATCTCCTGGTCGTAGGGGCTAACCAGATTCCGCCGCACCAGCGACACAATCTGGTGGTCACACAGGATCGACACTTCAGATCACCACCGTGGTGGGCTGATCCTGCTGGAGCGTCACGTGTTTCCACGTCTTGCCCCACTTGATGCAGTTGATCGTGGTGCTGTGGACGCCAAACTCCTTAGCGATCTTGGCAACCGACTTGCCACCAGCCTGCAGCTGGCGCTTGATCTCCAGCACCTTCTTCTCCGTCAGCGCCGCCCTCGCCTTGCGGCGCGACACACGAGTCTTACTTTGAGACTTCGGAGTTTGGACGGTGGTTGCGCGTGCAGGCTTAGCTGCTGGTGCGATTGCCGGCTTGGTCACGTCGAGTTCGACGTGCTGGCAGGCGTTGATAGCCACGAAGGCGTGCTCCAGGGCAGTGACAATCTGCTGGAACTGTTCGTCAGAAAGGATGTGCATGTTCATCAGTAGAACGGTGAGAGTGTAGTACAGGATCAGCGAGAAGAAAGCTCGATCTGGAGCGCAGCCTGGAAGTAGCCGGCGATTTTCATGCGCCGGAACTCGTTGCTGGCGTCCTCGCTTTGCTTGTCCTCGATCGCGGCGTAGTTGTGCCGAGCCTCGTTAAGGGCCGCCAGCGTTTCCACGTTGAGCAGCTCCAGGTCTCGAAGCGGCATCTCCTTGATCTTGTCCAAGTAGACGGTCTGGCTCAACAGGAAGGACCTGTAGAACGGAACCAGATTGTTTTCAGTCATCAATAGCCGTTGGTGTAAATGCTCCAGCGCTCACGCACCCAAGCGTCGTATTCAGCGGGCGTCGCAAAACGCCCTTGAAATTCCCTTGGAACGGAGGTGGAGGGTTTAGCAGGTTGCCGATAGAGATCGGCGATTTCACCGGGGCCGTAGCCCCGGGACTGCCGATAGTAATCGTTGTACCAGTCAAAGTTCATGCGAAATACCTGGGGTCTTGGTGGCGTAACCGGGTGAGATCCGTGAGACGCAACTTGAGAATCTCGTGGATGGCCAGCTTGGCGAGTCTGCTGGAGCAGATCGTGTCGCTGGTGGCAAACACGTAGATCAGGTGACGATACAGCTGGGTCAGCGTTTTGGCGCGGACCCAGTGCGTGTCGCCGGGTATCGGCTCGGTGCCGTATTCCCAGTCGTCGTAATCGGGTTCGTTCCGAAGCTCTCGGGCTTCAGTCGTCCCAATCGGACGTGTCGATCGGGGCCCAGTCGTCGATTCGCTCGGAGAGGAGTTTGCGGAGTCCTTCATCGCTGGCGGGGATCAGATCCTCTTCGTGAAGGTCGAAGGAGCCTCGGCACAAGGCAGGCCCCCACTCTGCCGGGTAGAGGTTGCTTTGCGGAATGACCACAACCATGCCGTCAACAACGGCATCAACAACAATGCGGGAGCCGCCATCCTCAAACCACAAGTCCTCAATTTCTAGTACCTGGCTCATTTGGCCTCCGTAGCAGTTTGGCGGGCTTCGATGCCATCCATCCAGGCATCCCAGCTCATCTTCAAAAACTGTTCTAGGTCTTGAAGCTGCTGGAGCTGGAGTATGTCGTAGGTCGGGTCTATACCGAGACGCTCGCTATCAACGATTCTCTCTTGAAGGTGGATTCCGGCCCAGTGGACGGCGAAGTACCACGGGCTGAGCTTGATGTTGTCGACTTTGGTGCAGGTGAAATCGTCCATGTCAATCAGTAATAAAAGGCACGCCGTTGCGGGCGTGCCCTTACTGTTGCACACAGCCAGCTAGGCGTCCAGCCGGGCTGTTGCAATTTTTAATGTGACCATGTGGTCAGATAGACCGTGGCCGCCAGCATCCCCAGCAGCCACGTCAGCCCGAAGACCACAACCGGCGGAATCACGTCGGCACCCCCAGCTCCTCCGGCTGGTACTGGGTCAGAACACAGACGTCAGCGCCCTGCTTGAGCGCCGTCCCAACGATGTAGTGGAACTGCGCGTGGGCATCAGGGCACTCCTCGATCTGGTATTCCTCGATCTCATACGCCCGGCCCCTCCGGTACCACTGCACGCGGACCACGGCCAGCAGGTCAAAGGGGATGTCACCGACGGTGTAACCCAAGGTTGGCTTCCTGGGACGCTTCGGCTGAGGCGGTTCAGGTTTAGCCACGGGTTCTCTCCAGATCAGCCACGCGGCAACCCGCATGAGCCCTAGGAAAAAGTTAGGCGGTCTGAACTTGTCCATCAGTCCCAGAGCCGTGCGGCTTCCTCCATCAGGGTGCTGAGTTCTGCCTCCGAACGCTCCTCGCGCACGCGGGGATATGTCTCAGAGGTGTCCACTTGCTCAGATCCCTTGTCCTGCAACGGATCAGCAATGGGACAGGGCTTGGAATTTCGAGTCTGTGTCCCATCAGTCTCCCCAGTGCCTTCTGATGTGGGACACTCTGCCGCCAGAACAGGGGTGTGTCCCATTGCAGATCCACTGCAAATACTGGTGGTTTGGTCTAGGGGACACTCTTTTTCAACCTCTCCCCGCGAGAGAGCTACTACTGCCTGGTACACATTGACTGGACGACCTCCCTTTCCAGCAGGCAGAACCTCGGAAACTTGGATAAGCCCCCGCTTCTCCAGCCGCTGGAGCGACTTCCTGATTGCGGCCACGCTGCCGCCGCACACTGCATCACTGTTCAGCTCCTCACGGGTCTTACCGGCCGGGTAAACCACACGAAGGCGCTGGAGCACCCTGTCAGTGACCCCAGAAGGCGTCGATTCACCCGGATCGACCTCCGGGGTCCAATCAGACAGCGTGAAGCTCAGGTCGGCCTCCTGACGCAGCAGCAGGCTGGTGCCACCACGACCAGACCGGGATTTTTCGATGGTGATGATCCGGGTGTTGGGTCCGGTCTGCTCCACCTGCTTATCGCTGGGCCGCTTCAGGCTCCAGGTCTCGTCAACGGCATCCCGAATGGCACTGGTTCCCCTAAACCCGCCGGTTTTGTTGGCGTGGTGAATGATCAGGATGGTGGTTGCCGGAAACAACACGCCGTTGTTACGTGTCAGCCAGTACAGCGGCGTAGCGAAGTCGGACTTGTTTTCATCAAAAGCTCGACCACCAGAGCAGCCAATCAGCGAGTCGATCACCACCAGCTTGGGCTTGAGCCGCTCCATAAGCCGCTGGAAACGCGCATACGACTGGAGCGTCCAGTCAGTCCTCAAAGTCACAGGCGCATCAGCCGGCATCTCAATCTCCTGGAGCTGCTCCTGCATCTGCACCAGCGGCTGATCACCGTTCAGAAGCAACACAGGACCCTGCTGCACCGGAACGTGATGCCCCCTGATGACAAAGGGAGCGCCAGTCGCAACGTGTTTCGCAAGAGTCCAAGCGGCCATTGACTTGCCATCACCGCCAGCGCCGTAAATCAGCACCACCGCAGGATTGGGCAGTAGATCCGGGATCAAGTAGCTCCGCTCAAAGTCCTGCTGGAGCAACTCAGCCACCGTCATCGTCTCAGCTTGAGACTCGTACTGGACTTGATCGACATACATCTTCTCCAGCTCAAAAGCGTCGCGCATCTTGGCTTTGTACGCGATCTTGTGAAGCTCGTACTTTTGCTCAGCCGGGTTTTCCAGCTGGAGCGCCTCCCGAGTAGCCAGCATGATTTCGGTAAATCGCGGCAGCTGTTCAGGTGAGGCATCCACCTCCAGCTGCATCACGACCTTCCGCAGATCCTCCGCCAACCACAGCCGGCCCGGCATCTGCTGGTCCGCCATCCAGAACAGCGTCCCGAGGCTCACCGGCCCCTTCCGAAAGCTCTTCCAGACCTCTTCACAGGGGTTGCTATCTGCCCATTCCTGTGAAAATTCGGGATCTTCGGCAGACCACGCCGACCACAGCGTTAGTCCTAGGTCAGTCGGCAGCTCGCTGTGGATCGCCATCCCCACCTTCACCCAGTGGTCCCGGCTGCCAGCCCCCTGCCCTGGAATCACCTTCAGCGCCGACTGAATGATCTCAGCCACCTCAGCCGGGTCTCGATCCGAGAAATCCAGTGCCTTCCGGTTTTTAATGAAGCCGCCGTCGGCCACCTCTTTGCCGGCGTGATCACGCATCTCCGCCAGCAACCACGCCGGAGCTTCTGGGATCGCCTCCAGGTCGCCCTCAAAGCCGTATTCCCCCGCCGGCGCCTTCCCATCACTGGAGCCCGGATAAGCCCCGTAGAGGAGCCCCTGACGGCCCCAGAGGACTTCATAACCCGCGCCGGTATCCGACAGCCCAAATCCCTTTACAACGCCCCACAGCGCCTCTGGGACGCGAAACAGATACTTCGCCGCGTTGGCCTTGGTGCTGGTGACCTTCGGAGCCCGCTCCAGCGTCTCGCCCCACTTTTTCAGCAGTCGGGAGAGGTTGCGATCCACGTCGAGAATCACGAGTCCCGCGCTGCGAGCCCCGGTAAAAACCCCAACCGCCTGGAACACATCAGGCCGCCGCTCAATCTGCAGAGCAACGTCAGCCGGATTCAACACTTGATGGTGGCTGCGCTCCAGCGGCGCCTTGCCCTTTGACTCCTTACCGGACTGGAGCTTGCTGCCAGCGCAGTAAATGGGTGCGTAGGCCATGCCCTCCGGCAACTGGCGCACAAAATTCAGCAGTTCTTGCGTCGCACGAGACACAGTGTTAGACTCCTACAGGAATGTTTGACTTGCGCCCTGGCCGCCTTCCGCGGCTGGGGCGTTTTACTAGGCTAGCCGCGGCGTCAATCCCGTGTTACTGTCATAGACGTTGCCCTCGGGCGACCACCAAAACACCGGAAACCACAATGCCTTTCCTTTCCAAGCAAGCCTCTGCTGCTGTTACTTCCAACAGCACCGGCGGCGGCTACCTGAGCCTCAGCAAGCTCCCCGACGGCGGCTCCGTCCGCTTCGCGCTGCTGACCGACGAACCTTTGGAGTTCTACGAGTGCTGGGGCCAAGCCAACGGCGCCTCTAAGCCCTTCCGCTTCGACTACGAGCCCACCATCGAGGACGTAACGACTGAGATGGGCGAGTTCGAGCCCCGCGAAGGCCGCGGCGGCCCTGGCACTGCCGACGTGAAGTTCGCCATCGCTTGCCCGGTCTACAACTACGAGTCCGGCAAAGTCCAAGTCCTGCAGATCACCCAGAAGTCCATCCTCAAGGAAATCGACCAGATCTCCCAAATGGAGGACTACGAAAACCTGCTGGAGTGGGACTTCACCATCAGCAAAAAGGGCAGCGGCCTGCTCACCGAGTACACCGTCCGCCCTGTCCCCCGCAAGAAGGGGAGCCAAGAGCACGTTGATGCCGCCTGGCTCGAAGCCAAGTCTGAAGGTTTCGACATCAGCCGCCTGCTTACCGGAGGCAATCCCTTCAAAGCTGCCTAACCCCCACTAAGCACATTGGCCCCGTCCATGTATGGGGCCTTTCAAAAACAATTACGCAATCGCCATGGTAAAAAGACGCCCCAAAGCCGAGCCGCTAGGCATCAGTCCTTTTGAAGCTCGCTGGAAACGCCGCAGTCCCGAGTACGCCAGCATCCAAGTAATCGAGCTTGATTCGAACATCACTGCCGAAGTAATACGCCCCAAACGCGCAGAAACGGGCAAGCGTCGTCAAGCGTTTGGAGCACTCACTTTTCAGGATCTTGCGGTGCTGCACTTAGCCCTAACACGCCAGTATCAACGCACAAAAGTAGACAGCATCGCTGACAGCTACGAAAAACTCCTGGCAGAGCTGGAGGACATCATGGAGAACCGCCCCGAGGCCATCCGCTTCCTGTAAACCCACCGCCCTCTCTAACCCAGGGGGCTTTTTACTGGTATTATCAAATTGGGAAAGAATAACTTCATGGCCTCCAACACCCAAGACACGCTGGCAGGACTGCGTAAATGGAGGCTGGAGCAAGACAATTCAGGCCCCTTCCGGGTCTACCGGGACATCAAGGGTAATGTATACCATAGTGTTACACACATCCTGAAGGAGACAAGCGATAAAACCGGGCTGGAGCGTTGGGAAGCCCGCCTGGGACCAGTCGAGGCAAGCTGCCAGCGCAACGTTGCCGCCACCCGAGGCAACATGGCCCACAGTCAGGCGGAGTATCTCCTCAAAACCGCCCAACAGCTGGCACGATCCACTGCAAACAAGCGCAACGCCATCCGCTGGGACGACCAAGGACTGGCACGCATCCCGGCCCCCATCACCCAGTGGGCACTCAAGCGGGTCAGGCCGAATGTTCCCCGAGTTGGCTGGAGCGCATCCGGCTACGCCCGCAGCCTGTCTGACTGGATCGCCGAGAACGTCACCGAAATTTTCGCCAGCGAATTTTCCATCCACCACCCCGCCGGTTTCGCTGGAACGGCAGATGCCCTGCTGGGATTCAAGAACAACTCCATCGTGGTTGCCGACTGGAAAACCAGCGTCGGGCGCAAGACCACCAAAGATGAGGACGGCCTGGAACGTTTGCCTCCCGGTCATTCATACATTGACCAGTGTGGGGCTTACAGTCTCGGCCTCAAACACCTGACCGGGCTTGAACCGACTGGAGCTGTGATCGTTCTGGCCCGCCGCTGTGGAGCGCCAAACATTCATTGGATGACGCCCGAAGAACTGCAGCAGGCTGAGAAGTCATTCATGGCCAGGGTGGAACAGTATTACTCCGCTCTCCAGAATCCCATTCAAGTCTCGGCCTGAGACGCCATTCATACGGCATGAAAACCCATTCATGACTGCCTGGAAAGTCATTCATGGTGTCTTACTCCGTGTCTCATGAGTCTCATCGCTACGGCATTGGTGTTAGCTGGTGCGTTCCTGGGTATCGCGGCCCTGTATGAGCTGGCGGGTGATGCGGAGCCCGATGGGCAGCAGCTGGAGAGCATCGGCAAACGTCGCAGATGAGTCTCACTGTGAGATCCGCAGAAGCCCCCACCGGATGGCGGGGGCTGGGGCATCAGCTGGAACGCTTGCGGGAGGGCTGGCGTTTTCCGGCATGTGCGCGGCGTTTTTTGTTTTCCACAACTTCCGGCTGGGGATTCTGTGGAAAACCGCCGGCCGCTAGCACCGCCTCAGCGGTCAACGTTTGGTGGCTGACACTGGCGCGATCTAAAACAGCCTGGAACGCTTCGGCGGCCCGCAGCTTCCGCTGCCGGTCGTGAAGATCCGGCAAGGTCTCCAGGTTCCACCGGCTGGAGCCTATCTTGCTAGCTTCGGCGCGATTCTCCGCCAGCCACGCCAGCACCGCATCATCGCAGGGATGATTCTGAGCTAACCAGAGCTTGTCTGCCCACTCAATCCGAAGCCGCCGGGCCGCTTCCCGTTCCGCTTCCCTGGAACGCTTCCGTCCCCTGGCGGTGGCCCATTCCCCGTTGCTCACGGCCGAACCTCCACCGCTTCGAGGGTAAACACCGGGAGACCCTTAGGGTCGCTGACGGGCGCTGGGGCCATCGTGATCAAGCCGCGGGCCTGCAGTGATTCCGCGATGCGCTGGTCTCGCTGGGGCATCGCAACGTAGTTAGGGCCCGGGTTGCGGCGGAGGTAGTTAAGCCAGTTTCGCTGCAGTGGGCCTAGCGGGCGGTTGCCAAAGTCGGGTGGCATGGGTCCCTGGGTTGGGGTGTGCTGTTGAACAGTAGCACCGGGCGCAAGCTTGCGGAATCGCCACCTATGACATACACTACGGGAGCACTACGGCAAACCCTGCCATGCCAACCGCCTCCCCCGCTCTCTTGGAGCGCGTCGACCGTCTGGCTATCTGCTCCGGCCACTGGGTCCTGATCCGCGACGGCCAGCCCGAAACAGACTGCAGCCACCAGTGGCACCACAGCCCTGACGACCACCTCCAGACTTGTCTGGCAGAACGCTGGTGCGGTGTTTCCCTAGGTTTCGTGCCGTCCTACTGCGGCTACAGCGACTACAGCCGCACGGGGCTGGTGGGTCTTTCCAATTTCCGCGTGCTCACGGATCCCGCCAGCACTCCAGACCCCCATGGCGGAATCCTGGAGGTGGGTTACGGCTGGAACGGTCGCGGCGTTGTGTTGGATCTGCTGCGGGTGCCGGCTGACGTAATCGAAACCGTAGAAGCCCTGGAGGCTTACCCGCTGATCAGTGAGGATGATCACAGCCAGCTGGAATGCGACGGCATCAGCGCAGACTGGGGCGGTGAGAGCATCGCCGACCGTGTGCGGACGCTACAGGATCTAGGGCTATGTGTTTTTGCGGCCCGGGATGATGCCGCACCCTGGCGCGACGGTTTCGACCGACTCCGGGAGATGATCCTGGAAAACCTTAACGAGTACCCCACCGCGCTCGCTTGACGCCGGGCCGCTTCCGGTTCTACCATTGCACACGAGACCCAACCCATAGGCTCACCACATGACTCGCTACAACTCCGAAGCCCTGGCGCACTTCCCGTGGATCGCCAGCTGCGACACACTGCGCCCAGAGGATCTGCTGCCCAAGTTCTGGGGCGTGGCAGAAGTTCTGGCCCTGGCGGCAAACAAGCCGGAAGCCCTCAGCCCTGCCACGCTCGCCAGCTTGGCAAAACTGGTGGGAGAGGATTCCCGGGAGGCTGACTGGGACGATGCCGAAGCCAGCCAGACCCTGGAGGAACTGACCGAAGCCCTGCAGGAGTTGGCGCCCACCGGCTTCTGCTTTGGAAGCCAGGAGGGTGACGGTGCTTGCTTCGGGTTCTGGCTTGATGAGAGCTGGGCCGAAGCCCTGGAGCACTTCGGCTTCGGTGATGATGATCCCGGCGGCTGGGCGGAGTTGATCGCTGAGCTGGACGCTGACGGGATCGACCCCGATACGGTGGAGGATTCCTACTGCGGCCGCGTTGAGGGCTGGAGCGAAGAACGGGCCGGCGCCGACTACGCCCAACAGCTGGCGGAGGATCTGGGCGTCAAGCTCGATCAGATGGAGTGGCCCCTAACTTGCGTTGACTGGGAAGCGGCTTGGCGTGAGCTGGTGATCGGCGACGGTTACCGGCTGCACAGTATCGGCGGCGGTGACTGGCTGGTGTTTCGGGCAGTGTGACTGGCACCCCCACCGATTAACGGCGCCCTCCATCGGGGCGCTTTTTTGTGGCTGCGCTTAAGATTGAAGCAAACAGCCTGGGGATCTTAACAGTGACCGAACAGCCGGAAGCTAACACCGAAGCGCCGGAAGTTACGGCGGAAACTGTAGAAAACAAACAGCGACCCTATGGGGTGCGGAACCCCAACGCGCTGATCGAACAGCGGCAACAGCGACTTTATCGGCGACAGCTTGACGGGCTTAGTGCTCGCCAGCTGGTTCTAGAACACGCGGATCGTGAGGGTGTTTCTGTGGCGACAGCCTGGCGGGACTGGGAAGCTGTCAACAAGTGGAACGCGGAAGACTGGAACCGTGATAGGGAAAACATGCTCGCAAGGTTGCAGACCATGCGGACTAAGCTGTTCAACGCCGCGATCCGTAAGGGTCAGCTGCAGACTGCCGCCCAGGTGCTCGACAGCCTGGGCAAGGTCGTTGGGGAAGTTGCCGGGCCGGAAGCCCAGGCTGCCGCGGCCCCCGTGCTGCGCGTGGAGATTGACGACAAGCGATCATGAAGCTTTGTTACTTTGTATCACACTGAACATCGGCCCGGCTGCTTGCCGTGCTCTACTGTGTGAGTTGATCACCCCAGGCAAACCATGCCCACCAAGACCCTCACCCTTGCCGCCGTGCTGCTGACCGCTGCAGTTGTGGCAATGGGCTTCGACAATTCCCGCCAGCTGGCACGCTGCGAGGCTACCGGCCGCGGCCCGGCAGAGTGCCGGCTGCTGGTGCTGGGCCGCTAGCGGCTGCGAGCGTTAAGAACTGCAACAGAACCGACCTGCCCCCTTGACGGGGGGCAGGGTTCGGATTCTGGCGGGGCGTGGGCGGGTCCCAGGGAACCTACTGATATAACTGAGTTTCCTTCTACTGTGCTAATCTAAACTCTTCTGTACTACATTCCCATGCTTTCCATCGCTCTGGTACTCGCCACCGCCTACCCAATCACGAAGGTTGGCTCGTCCTGCCCCTACGGCTACTACTCCCAAGGCAGCTATTGCCTCCCGAACGCAGCAATGCAAAGGCCAGTTCGCGCTGTCCCCCAAACCAGCAGCCCCTGTCCCTACGGCACCTACAGCGCCGGCAACTACTGCACCTGGACCCCAAAACGCTGAAGGGGGCAGGGGTTCAATTCCTGTAATACCCTAGAAGGTACCCGTCACCTACAAAATGGCCGACACGGCTGGAACACTCTCCCTCCGCTACGCCCAGGGCCAAGTCTTCTCCAGCCGCAAACGCTTCAGAGTATTGGTAGCCGGTCGCCGCTTCGGCAAGAGCTACCTGTCATGTATCGAGTTGCTGCGTGGGGCGATCGAAAGGCCGGGCGAAACATTCTTCTATGCGGCCCCTACATACCGGATGGCGAAAGACATTGCCTGGAAGGTAATGAAAAAGCTGGTCCCGAAAGCCTGGATCAAGTCCAAGAACGAGACCGACCTGAAGATTGAGCTAGTCAACGGCTCAACCATCGAACTGAAGGGCACTGAAAACGCCATGGCCCTCCGAGGCCGAAGCCTCGCGGGAGTCGTTCTCGACGAAGCCGCGTTCATGTCCAGCGACGTCTGGTTCGAGGTCATCCGCCCCGCCCTGGCCGACAAACAGGGCTGGGCTCTCTTCATCTCCACCCCGGACGGCACCGCCAGCTGGTTCTACGACCTCTGGTGCTATTGCGACCAAGACGACCCGGACTGGCAGCGGTGGCAATTCACCACAATCGACGGCGATAACGTCCCACCCGAGGAGATTGAAGCCGCCCGCGCCCAACTCGACGCCCGCACCTTCCGCCAAGAATTCGAGGCTAGCTTCGAGAATCTCAGCGGTCTCGTCGCCGTCTCATTTAGCGACGACAATATCGACAGCCAAGTACAGGACTTGGGGGTATTACCACTCCTTTTGGGGGTGGACTTCAACGTCGACCCCATGTCCGCGATCTGCGCGGTCAAAAAAGGCGACGTGCTCTGGGTCTTCGACGAAATCATCATGACCGGCGGCGCCACCACCTGGGACCTCTGCGAAGAAATCCAATCCCGCTACGGCGTGGAGCGCCGCATTATTGCCTGCCCGGACCCCACCGGCGGCGCCCGCAAAACCAGCGGCGTTGGCGCCACCGACCACAACATCCTCCGAAAGTCCGGCTTCACGGTCTCCAGCCCCCGAAATCCCTGGAAAATCCGCGACAAAATCACCTGCGTCAACACCGCTCTCCTCGATGCCTCTGGAACGCGCCGCCTTTTCATTCACCCACGCTGCAAAGAACTAATCAAATCTCTCCGCACCCTGACTTACGCCCCTGGAACCGGCCTACCCAACAAAAATCTTGGCGTAGATCACGCATTTGACGCTTTGGGCTACCTCTGCCTGCAAACTTTCAACCTTGCCAAGCCAGAGAACCTCGGAAAGACCTCCTATCGTGTGTGGTAACGGCTGGAAAACCATGGCCAAAAAGCCCACCAAAGCCCAGAAAAAAGTCGCCAAAGTCATGCGCGAGTATGGCAAAGGCGAACTGCACTCGGGCAGCAAGAAAGGCCCGGTGGTGAAGTCCCGCAAGCAGGCAATCGCCATCGCCATGAGCGAAGCCGGCATGGCAAAACCCAAAAAATCCCCCAAAAAAGGTAAGAAGTGATGGCCAAACGAGGTCTTTACAGCAATATCCAGGCCAAACGGAAGCGCATCGCCGCCGGCAGCGGCGAAAAAATGCGTAAGCCTGGCACCAAGGGCGCCCCAACCGCCGCCGCCTTCAAAGCAGCAGCCAAAACCGCCAAAAAACCCAAGAAATAGTCATGTCACTCGACGGCGGCATTGTTTACGACGGTGAACTCACCATCTGGGACCTCGGTTCCCGCACCACCACGGGCTTCTTCACGAGCAACGAAGCTGTTGCCAACAACTGGGCCATCCAAGTCACCGTTTCCGGCCTCACCGGCGGCGGCAAACAAGCTGTCTTCGACTTTGATGGCAGCCTCGACGGCACCAACTGGGGCCACCTCACTATTGTCACCAAACACCCTGGAACAAACACCATCAGTTCCGACGAAACGGTGATGTATTACGTCCAAAACCAGCCCAATCGTTATATCCGCGTCCACCTTTTAACGCTGACTAGCACCAACACAGCTACTGTCTCCGTCAAGCTTGGTGCGATGTAGCCATGACCATCCAAACCGTCACCGGCAACTGTCTCCACATTGAAATTGACGGCGAAGAGGGCATTACAACCGCCACCTTCGTCTTCAAGACCCCTTCAGTACCCGAAACACTGGGCAACTTCATCCGAATGCTGGCCCTAGGCATCGAAGTGCTGGTGCCCATCGAAGACCCCGCCGACGAGGAAGAGGACGATGATTGAATACCGCGGCGAGAAATTCGAGGGCTACAACAAGCCCAAGCGCACCCCCAACCACCCGAAAAAGTCCCACGTCGTCCTCGCCAAAGAAGGCGACACAGTAAAACTTATCCGTTTCGGCCAACAGGGCGTATCTGGCTCACCAGCACAAAAAGGAGAGTCAGCAGCAGACAAGGCCAGAAGGGCATCATTTAAAGCACGCCACGCCCAAAATATCGCCAAAGGCAAAATGAGCGCCGCCTACTGGTCAGATAGGACCAAGTGGCGCTAAAAATCTAGCGACCCTCAACTTTATGTATCCACATTTTCAACTCCAACACATATTTTCTCAACGTATCTGCCTTCTCTAAATGCCAAACATTTCCAGTCTCCATGTACTGGTGCATGTGATTATCAACGCCCCTCAAACACTGATGAATAAGCGCGTTCCACGGTTCCCGCACGGGCGTATTCCACTCACGCACGAGACACACCTAGATCTCTAGTGCCAAAATAGGTACAAAGTAGGAGTCAAGCCGTGGTCTACAGCGCCAATATCTCACCGACTGGAGCTGTAGTCAGCGAATCCCCGTTCGTCCGCAGTCTGGACGTCATCGCCATGATGCCCGACTGGAACGTAATGGCCGCCGTCACCAACGGCACCAACTACTTGCGGGACATGAGTGAAACTTATCTCCCGCAAGAACCCCGAGAAGACGACGACGCCTACCAAACCCGCGTAGACCGCAGCGTCCTCAGCCCCTACACCAGCCGCCTCATCGAAACCGCCGCTGGCGCCATCCTCCGCAAACCCATCCACATCGAAGGCGACCCCTACTGGCTGGAGATGGCCCAAAACATCGACGGCCTGGGCTCCAACATCAACGAATACGCCCGCCGCGCCCTAGTAAGTAGTCTTACCTACGGCCACAGCGCCATCCTCGTCGACTACCCCGCCGCCGCTGGAGCGATGAATCTGGCGGAAGAGCGTGCCATGGGC